ACTTGACCGGTGCCAACTACAGTATGTGTAACATCCTGTTCTGTCCACCAATTTGAGTTTTCAGTATAAGTGTAAGGATCTACATACTGTACCAAGTGACTAGAATCTATATTTAAAGATGGGTATAACGATTGCATTTTAGCAATATTAAAACTATTTACAACGGGTAATATTTGAAATGGTACTTGAGAAGTTGCACCATTACTCACAGGATCTATCAGTATTTGAAAGGGCTGTGTGTACACTCCTTTATAACTAGTAAGACTATCTCCTGAACTGGCTACCATTTGTGGAGGATATACATAACTGTTAGTTTCTGTATTGTAGAATGGATGCCCAGTTATATTAATATTACTAGATATATCGTGGTGATATGCGCCTTGGTCTTCGTTAGGGCACATATCGTCTTGACCTGGAAGATCATTTACCCATGCACCATGACTAGACGGTTTTAAATTATAAGAAGTTTCGTAAGGGCTGTCAGCTGCGTCCGGTAAACTATAAAAATAGTTATGTAAGGCATTATCAAACTTAGACCATGAAGATGGAACCTGTGAATTATATGGATTAAAACTATTTGGAAGAGAATTTGCTTGATCTTCATTAAATGAATTTAATCCCTTCGCTAAAGTATACCAGTGTCCGTTGTAATGGAACACATCTCCTTGGTTATATGTCGCAGTTGTACTATAATCTCCTCTATCATTCCATGTACCTATACCAACTCCATTAGCTGAATTACTATCAGCATATAGTCTTTCATTCCAATTAACGAACCAACTATATGCTCCTGTATTAGTATTAGCACCGCCGCTTACTCCACCTCCACCAGGTTCTCCTAGATATGGTTTAGCCGCTACTTCAATGCGCATTAGGGCTGGTTTATTAGGTTCTAAACCTATGTTATTAGGATTTATAAACGTACCTGTAGGACTAGGAGATATTTTAAATGATTCAATAGTTGATCTTAGAGTGCCTAAATCAGCAATTCCTGTAGGAGCATTTTCGCCTACAATAAATTTACCATTGGTTTTAAATGATATATTAACAGGCGGAGGAGCAGTTACGCTATAATATAAATCTGCTACCCCTAAATATATTAATTGAGGATTTTTATAAAGTTTATACTCCGTGTTATTTTCGTCATTGCTAGTTTCTAACCAAACTTCAGTAGTGTCGGTATCGAGTGTAGTACTTATATTGTTATTAGAACTTGTCATGGATAATTCTCCACCTCCTAGAATATTAGGTATTTCGTTATCCTCCGGAGAAACTATAAAGTCGGTGTTAGTCGCTATGTTAAACTGAAATGAATTTAAATTAGGTACAGTATACGATACAGTACCATTTGTCCATGTTTGTCCATTACATAAATACCATCCTTCATAGTCTGTTCCTGCAATTCCTCTCCCTACCGTTAATAGGACTTGAGAAGGGTCAACTGTCATGTCAGATATTGTTTGAGACTGTTCAAAGTTAGAAGAATTTTCATACACTTCATCTAAGAATGATACTATAGTACCTATTGGTATACCTGCTCCTATTTCTCCCGGGGTTTTAAAACCAATAGTTCCATCTGAATCTAAAGCCACTGCTATTTTACCGTTACTAGGATCATTTGAAGTAGGGTTAGAAGGATCAGCTATATTAATTCTGAATATACTTCCTACGAATTCAGCTGAACTAGAAGCCACTAGAGTGCCTGTAAATAAAACACCATTAGAATAATCTATGGACATCATTTCGTTTCCTGACAAATCACTAACTTTAAATTTATCAGCTGAATAATTAAATTCTCCGTCGCCGGCAATAGAGTTAAACTTAAATTCTATAGTACTAGTAGATGTATCTGAATCAGTGTCTAGATTAATATCTAAATATTGATCGTAATTTTTTTCAGAAAATAACCTAATATTTGAAGTTGAATAATTAGAGTTTTTGTTAATGTTTAAAACTCCTCCTAAATTACTTAAATTCTGATTTCCGTTATATTCTGGGTCGTTAGAAGCAAATCCTATAAGTACTGATGTTGGGGGATTATTATTAGTGTCACCCTCGTTAATAGGTGTAATAGTTTTTATACTAAGATTTCCGTTTGCCCATGTACTAGCGTCTTTCCATTGTGAATTAGTACTTGTATCTGCGGGTCCTTGGGGTCCTTGGGGTCCTTGAGTTCCCTGTGCACCTTGATCTCCAGTAACACCCTGTGCACCGGTTTCGCCAATTGAACCAGTAGCACCCATAGGTCCTCCTCCATTAGCAATAAGCTGATCGAAGTTATAATTGATTTTATCTAGTTTCTCTTGCTGAGTATCTGACTGTAAAATCTGCTTTAAATTAATAGGTATTGGCATTACTTCTTTTTATTATTTATGGTTTATATATCTGTATTAATACTATATCTTAATAATTATTATTCGGTTTTTGCTTCTTCTTGATTATGACAAAGTACACCATCAGCTATATAGACATCATCTGCTTCAACATCTATACTATAAGTATTAGATGTCTTTTTTACATGTTCGTTACTGAAAACCTTGGTCCATTTTTCATTTACATATATAAATTCTCCTAAAGATATTTCACTAACCTGCTTAAATTGAATTATATTATTGTGTTTTACTAAAACAGGGTGTTCACCTGTTATTTTAGTTAGACCTTTATTAATATCCCTATATGATGCATGTGTTCCCTTTTTTATGTTTACAACTTTAACAGTTGAGGTCTCTTTAATTAGTTTATTTACCTTAAAATTTCTCCATTCTCCGCTTTCGCTTAATCCATTTATTTCGTATGAAGATAGGTTATCTCCTATTTGTAAGTTTTCAACTTTTTTAAATTTACCGTTTGACATAGTTATTAATGTTCCTTCTACGTGACATGGTCCCCATATAAAATCAGTATCAGTGTCTGAGCTTGTTGTAATCGGATAAGGACCGTTAAAATCAAGATCAATCGTTTGATGGGTTCCGGCGCTTTGAGTCGGCATTATACTAATTGTTACGTTATTATTAAAGTTGCTTATACTACTTACCTCCATTGAAAGGGTACCTGGTATATTGCTGAGTGTAAAATCAGAAGTACTTAAATTAGGCCCATTCCAATTAAAATTGGCGACTGTGGTCCCGGAACCAGTTCCCATATCCGGACTAATGCTAGTGAAATCAAATGTATACTCACTAGGCGTAGAGCCTCCACTACAATCTGATAAAGTAGGAGCCATAGAATTAGAATTAATTTCTCTATATTTTGAAGAAACTGAATCAGCGATAACTATGTTTGGTTGCTCCCCTATTATAGGACCGTCTTTTACTAGGACTAGAGGGTGTTTTCCAGTGTCAGCTAGGGAGGTTGTACTAGACGAATGAGATGCATCTCCTCTTACGTATATTTGATCTGTAATAAAGTTAAAATTTTGAGCAGAAAAATTAGAAAAAGATAAACTAACTGTATTTCCTGCAAATGTACCATAGGCGTCTCTAGCATAGAATGTTAATGAATTTGTTCCTGATGTATCGCATGCTGCACTACTTGAATTTGCACCACTAGCTAGGTGCCATGTCCTATTATAAGGAATATAATTATCTTTAATCGTAGCGCCTTTAAATTCGTTGTCTGAATTATTCCAATATTTTCTATAAGTCAATTGATAACCGGCAGGTAAGGATATATTATAACTACCCGTAAAGGCATCTGTATATGTAACGCTTCTCCACCATCCAGTTGTAGGAATTACAATCTGATTAGAAGAATTAACTGACCATATATGAGAATTTGACTCATAATCTGTAAAATCAGGATCGTTAGTGTTTGAATTTTGACTATTAGCGGTAGGATTTCCTTGAAAATCACTAGACACATGCATTTCAACAAAAACAGGATTATTACTATTTTGTATGGTTGCTAGAGAAACGGGTTCATTATTATATGTTGTTTGAAAAATATCAACTGAATTTCCGTCAACATCCCATAGACCTTCTCCATACCACATCCAACTCTGTTGGGGTTCGAACACATGTTTTAAACCTGTGAATCCTGTGCCATTTTCATAATATCTTGCTATTCCGCCAGGTACTGCCGAATGTTCTCTAAAAAACCATCCGTCATCAACTTCAATTCCATTTTCATAAACTCTAATACCTGTCGAAGATGAAGGATTGCTAGTTCCATCGGTTGTAAAAGAAGCGTCACTTAGCCAAAAGGTATCTATTGAAGTACCTCCGCTTATATCAGCAGTCCACTGTCGCGTTACAGGATTAAGAGAAGCTGCATACCTTGCTGAAATATCAAAACCATCTTGATCAGGGGAATCGACATATTCATGGTACCCTGCTGAAAAGTCTGTTGTTTCAGCTGTAGAATCTAAATTACCCCATTCATATCCATAACTGCCTAAAAAAATAATACTAACATGTTCTCCAAATACGATATGATTTTCATCTCCGTAATTATTTTGAATATCACTTAGGTATCTTCCGTTTTGAGACCCTGATTGATGAGACTGTGTAATAACACCTGTGCTAGTATTAGTTGAAAGAGAAGTTTCAGATCCTCCATATATGCTTTTTCCAGGATTAGACGTAGATGACACTCCAAATGAATAATGAAATCCATTTAAATTAGGGGTATCATATGATATAATTCCGCCATCTCCCCATTTTCTACCATTACATAAATACCATGCGCCAAACATTCCATCTGGCCTACCTGCTCCAAAGTTTGTTCTAATGTTAGTAGTTCCACCTGTACTTAAATCTGTAACAGTTGCATTATCGGTATAAAAATTAGAAGAATTAAAAGAAGTAGAAGGTATTTTAACAATAGATCCTATAGGTAACACTGAAAATAAACTTGAAACATTTTCCCAAGTAACAGTTCCTACGTTATCATTTGATTTTAATACATTATTTAAATTAGCTTGGTGATTAAATTTTAAGCCTCCTACTACAAATTCTACTTTTCTACCGGGTTGAGTTGCATCTACATATAAAGGATAATTTATTACAGAGTTTTCACCTAAAGTATTAATATTTCCAAGATTAGAAATAAAATTAAAATTAATATTCCTTTGAAAGTCTATTTCATATCTATAACCGGAAGACGCGTCGTTGGGCTTTATTTCGAAAACAGAATTGAACGCTGTTCCAAGGGCCAGATCAGATGCATTACTTATTCCAAAATTAAAGTAGTGAGAACTATCATCACTATCTAATGAAAAAGATGATAAAGAAGAATATTCATGGAAATCCTCGTTATTTGCTCTTGTTGCTCCATTTGTTAAAACATTAAAAGCTCCATTAGAAGAAAGGTTTATAGGTGCCGTTGCAGTTGTTCCATACCATGGACTTAAATAATCTCCATTAGTGTCTAAGTTAGAATTAGTACCAATTACAGGAATAGCCATACCAGCAACTCCAATCGGAACAGCTGGCCAAATTACTTTTTGAGTATAATTATCTCCATTTTCATCAACGCCGTTGAGCATTGTACTTTTCCAGCTTCCAACAGCCGAAGGACCTACAATTCCTTGAAAACCAAATGGACCTTGATTTCCTTCAGTTCCCGTTTCACCCTTATCCCCTTCAACTCCATTAGGACCTTCTAATCCAGATGGACCTGATGGACCTCCATTTCTAAGAAGATTAAAATTGAAATTGATTTTATCAATTTTATCCTTTGACCACCATTCATTGCTGTTAGGATCTAGATCACTCTTAAAAAGTTCTTTGATTCTTATGTTCATGTGTTATGCAATTATTTTAGAATGGACTCTTAATTTATAGGAATATCCGGGTTTTTTATTATATATTAATCTAAAGTCCAGGGGCTTTTCCGCAAAACTTCTAATTTCAAAATTAGTCAATTCTAAATATCCTCCTGAAGAAATGTCTTCTACATCAGAAATACTATTTAACTCAGATGAAGAACCGGCAATTTGCTTTCCATATATTTTTATAGAATCTATTAAAAATCTTGGAATAATATTTTCTCTAATGTAGATATTTACATCGTCTTCTAGTGTTGTCTTATCTCCAAATGAAGATTCGGGTTTTACATATCTATTATAATAAGAAGTAATTTTATCCTCTTTTAGCTCTTGAATAAAAGAATCAGCTACATAAAAATCTATGTATATTTTTTGAGAATCTTCAAAGAAATACGCTCCTTCATTTTCTTTTTCATCATATCTAATTATATCCAGTTCAGTTAAAGATGAAACATAAATAGTGTCATATGAAGAAATATTATATTCATTCTTAACTTTCATTATCGTAGATGCCATGAATGATCTTTCTTCTATGGGACTTAATGTACCACTTACTGGAACCGACCTAGAACCTCCATAGGATCTAGTGTAATAATCATTAGAGTATTTACTTTTAAATAAATTTAAATCCTTTTTATCTATTGCTATCTCTCCAATCAGAGGGTATAGTGGTAATTTATCAGTTTCTTGGCTTAATTTAACAACTGTTCCTCCTTCTTCATTTACCTTGTGGAAAAAGAAATTTTTAATAAAACCATAGTTATCGTTTAATTTTAAATTAGAAGAGAACATACAATTTATTCCTGAAAATCTATTATACCTTATATAATCATGATATGCATTTTCTTCACTTCGAGTCCATTGATCCCTGCTAATATTCTCCCATGTATTCATAAGATCGGTGTCTATGAATTTATACTTTTCATAAGGAGATGTAAAAGTTATAACATCTCTAAACAATGGATCGTATGAACCATTCATTCTTTTTAGAGTAGTATAATAACCTCCATCTTCTCTCGCAACTAAATCATATCCTATTTCCCTATTGTTAGTTTTAAAAGCCTTTGGTTTATCATCATCTGTTTCTACAGTTAATATCGATGTTTTTATAAATTCAACACCGTCTTCTATATGAATAACATAGTCGTTATTTGAAATTTCACCTAATTCTGAAACAGCAACATATTCAATTTCTCTATTAGAATTTATTCTATTTGAAAGCCCGTAAGAAGTAATATCTTGTAAAATGTTGTTCCAGCCTCTTTCACCACCTCCTGAATATTCTAGAGGTGTATTATTAGGAATTATACTAGGCTGCTGTAGTGGTTGATTTTTATCAATACCTTCTACCGTCCATTTATACGCCTGATTAGTAACTATTATATTGTTGTCGTCTATCACAGAAACAACTTCAAGTGCATATGTTCCAAACCCTGGGGCATCGAACAGTATGTATGAATATTCTTCATTTATTTTAAATATGTCTTGTGAGAATCTAGGCGCATCTAGCCCTACTGATTGAGCAGAAGACTGCATTTGTGTAGTACCTGTTCCGTCTCCCCATGAAGAAGTACCTCCAAATTCTAAAAATCCACGAATTTTAGTGTTCTTTACTTCGTCACCGGATTTTAAATCTTCAAGAGTGTATAACAAATATCTATCTAATTCTTTTACATCATTTATAGAAACTCTAAGGTTGATTAAAATAGATATTGTTTTAAATTTATCGTTTTTAATTACTTCTATTTTAACATCATCGTTTATATCTTCTTCAGCCGGATTTGTGTTTTCATCCGGTGTATGATAGCATAATATAGTAGACATTTTATATCCGTTAACAGATGAAGAAGGTGTAAATGAAATAGGTTCATCTAATTCAAATTCCTTTCTATCTTTATATACATACCTTAGACCTTTAAATACACTTGAAGAAAAATTCATAGAATCTCCTTCTCCAAATATAGTATACATTTGATGTGGAATTGCATTTACCCAGTTTTCATCAGAATCAAAACCACCTGTATAATTCATAAAATAACTAAAATAGTCAAAGGACGTATCTTTAAATGCATCTGAAAGATATTCATAAGTTCCCTTTGTATTTCCAACTTCCACATAATCTCTAATAAGTGGTATGCTGTTTTCATTTTTTAAATACGAAGGTATGTTTAACAAATAGAAATGTTCCATGTTTAATTTCTGAGGATCTCTATCAGAAAAAATAGAAATATCAGAAGATAAATTGTTTACTCCAAATGCCTCATTGACATTTAAAATATAAGGTAAATTTCTAGAATTTGTAGAATTCTTCAACGAAAATTTACATATTGTTGGAATTATTCTAGAATTTATAGAAGTTTCTTTTAAATTATTTTCATTTAGCCTATCATATTCACTTTCAATTATATTAGAATCGACATCATTTTCAGTACCGTCATCTGCAATAACTCCGGTCAAAGATTTAAATTTAAATGAATTTAAAGAATCATCTCCAGGTCTATATACAATTTCCGAGTCTTCGTTAACTTGACCGTTAGGTATAGTGTAACCTGACCAGGGTTCACCCTGTAAAGATATTCTAGTAACATTATAAGAATCTCCCGTCCATAAAACTTCTTTAACCTGTACATATTCTCCATCAGTAGATGATTTTAAAAAGTCTCCTTTTTTAATAAAATCTCTAAAGTTTCCTCCAGAAATAATTACAGCGTGGTCAGGACCTGCAAAGGTGCTGCTACCTTCATTAGGCGCTAATATAGAAACGGAATATGCGCTAGAAACTGAAAATTTATCTTCATCGTTTTTATATTGAATGCTCTCTAAATCTAATGCAGACGTATCCGAGTTTGAGGTGTCGTAAAAATCAAAATTAAAATCTTTAAAATCATATGCAGAAAACTTTCCAAATGGAGTTTCATATATAGTATAAGAGATTAGATCTAAATCAGATGAAAAATTAACAGGCCTATCAAAAATAACCCTATAATTATCAGAATAAGGGTCTTTAACTATTTCTATTATTTTTACAAAAACATCTTTGTTTTTTTCTTTAACGTAATCTCCTATTCTAACGTTACCTATTTCTAATTCAGATATAAGTATTCCTTGTGAAACAGCACATCCTCCAATCATTGTGTATATTTCATAATCTCCAAGAGATAATCCTCCGGTTACGGTTCCACCTTCACTGATAAACTCATTATACTTTTTTTCAAAAATTTCATTAGCATCAGTAGAGCTTTGCATATTGATAAAAATATACGGATTAGAAGAATGTATTCCGAAGACTGTAGTATTTTTATTTCTACCTTGAGAATAATCGTCTATAATAACTTTGTTTTTTATAGACGTGGCTTTATATGGTATTACTTCTGCATTTCTTATAGCTGCAGCTAATGCCGCTGCAATTTGAGAAGTATTGCCTTGTGCAGAATATCTATTTTCTTCAAAAGTACCTATTTGTAGATTTTCATCTGCTATTAAAATAAAGTCTCCTAAATTAAAGTTTTCTATACTGATTTCTAAAAGGTCTCCTAAAAATATTTTGTCATTGTGAGAAGGAGATTGAATTATATCTAACTCAATAAACCCGTTAAAGGGCTCTTTACTTATTACAGGGGTATTAAAAGGGTTCTTTACTTTATTTACAAATAAAGAAGAATCACCTCTATATGAAGTAAGGATTTGATTACCATTTAACCTGGTTTTTCTAAATCTATTTAATATATTGTGAAAGTTTTGATTAGAATCTTTTACCCATCCTAAAATAGGCTGTGTAATATCCGTAAGAGAAGGTAAATTATCGCTATCAACAAAGCCATCTAAGTTTAAATATCCATGTGCATTTACCGAGTTAACTAAAACCTTTCCTTCTTCATGAACATCTACGAATAATCCAAAGTATCTGTAAATTTCATAATCATTAGCATCATTATCATCAAATAAAAATTCTAAATTAAAAACATTATGCGAAATTATTCCATTTCTTTCAAAGCTCGTGGTTAAAGTGTTATTTGCTAATATTTCTGGAAGATCTTCTTTTATATAATCGTCGTCAATATAGTCAGACTTTTCTATAAATCCACCCAACATTACATCAATGCCATTAAAATACGTAGGGTCATCTAATTCGAAATTAAAATCTATGTGTGACTTTGGAAGAAGAGGATCGTTAATATGGCTATTTAAATATCTACCTAATTTTGAATTATTAGTTAAATCAAACGTCTTAATAAGAGTTGCATTTGACAGCATTTCTTGAATTCTAGAATTTTGACCTTCTGTACCTTCCCCTATGTTTTCTTTAAAATCAACATCTTTAACCCTGTAAATGACAAATTTTTCAGGAACACTTTCTTCTAACCATATCGGAGCGAATATTCTACACTGCTCATCATATACCTTTGTAAAGTTAAAAGAAGCTCCATAGTTATATAAATTCTCGTATTGTGTAGAATAATCAGAAGATACACCTAAATCGGTAAACTCTCTTCCGAGTCTATATCTTTCATCTTTACTTAGTCTTCCATAAAATTGAGAAACATCCCTACAATATTGACCGGAGTCAGAAATAGGATATTTTTGAAATTCAGATTGAGATAGGGTTCTACTCGCCTTTATTGAACTCAAATAAATATCTTCATTAGAATCCGTAACTAGCTTTACGTTAGACGTAAGCTTTGGATTAGTTCTTAATAAGGCAAATGATTTGTTTTTATGTAAACTATTCTTTACCGCTGTGTTAATAATTTTCGCCATTTATGAATAGACTCTATTTTTGTTAGAGTATATATCTTGCTTCGTTACAGCGAGATATTACCTATATGGGCGAGCGTCAAAGTCGTAAAGTCTAGATGAATAGAAGTCATTATAACCGGTAAAGAATCTTCTTCTATTCCACCACCAGTTAGTTATTCCACTTCCTGAAGCACGGTATTTAGTAAGCATTACCTTATTAATACTATTCTTATTTGTTCCAACTGCTCTGTATTTAGCGTATACTTCAACGTCAAACCTAAACTCATTTTTATAAGTATCAATAATATCTAGTCCTATTTTCTTAGAATATGTCAAGTTTGAGAATGTGTTTCCGTATATTCCACCTAATCTACCTTTACCTGTTGAGTTCTTTCCAAAGTAATCGGTCATTCTATACTGAAATACCATATCTACTGAAATCGCATTTTGGCTTCCACCTTCTACTATTTTTTTACCATATTTCGTAGGACCATCTACTGATAAACTTTCTTGATTTATAGGTGAAAGATATAAGAAAGATCCACAAGAAAGACCTCCTAATAAATATTTGTCTTCCTCTGTAAATGAGTTTTTAATAGATTTTCTAGCTATAACCGTGCCGTCATCATCTTTAGGTCCAGATTCGCTACCATCTCTAAAGGTAATTGTAAGAGGTTGATATGCGGTTTGTAATTTGCCTCCTAGCTGATCGTTAGATCTTTTTACCGCATATTTTGGCATTGCTACTGCGCCTGTTGAAATAATTTCATCTAAAGTCATTCCGGAATTTACTTCATCACCACTGGCGTCTTGAATTAGTGGATGAAATTTTGATAAGAAAAGACCACTATCATATTCAGATGCACCTAATTGCGAAATGGAAACTACATCAGGTGTAGTACCACTAGCACCTAAATTATTAAATGTACCATTCCAAATAAAATCATCACTACCACCTAGATTAGTAGTATTTGTAGCGATAGCTGTAAAACTGGCAGAGCTAAAATCTCTTAAGTGAGTTCTATCTTGAATCCCAGTAGTACCAGATACCGCATATGATAATCCATATTCAGCAGTTGTTACACCTGATAAATTTGCCTTTCTTGTTGCGTCTGTATCGGGGTTTGTAGTTGAATATAAATTACCATTATTTGCTAGATTTTTAAATCTAGAATAAATAAATTGACCATTTAACTGCGTAGATTGATCTGGAGAATCTGCAAAATGATTATATGAATTCGCATCTCCGGTTAAGTTTTGATAAACAACAGGGACTTGATCGTATCGTGCTTCTTGTGTATAATAAGAATCGTTTGACACCATTGAATCGGGTGTCGCATCAGCCGCTTGTTTTAGATTTCCTGTACTTAGGTCAATTATACCTAATCCAAATTCTTGTTCAGAAGTAGAAATATACGCAGGCTGTTTTAAGTCTCCTACTATTCTGGCACATAATTCAAGATCGGATGCCTTAGTATTATGTAATTCTATCTTAAAGTTTTTAGTTACTATATAGCCTTTAGTTTCTCCTGTAGGAGCATCATCTACATAATATCCTGCGAATATTTTAGCAGTAGAATTGTTTTTAACTAAAGTAACGTCTCCATCTTCATCTATAATTTTAACTTGCAATTCACCAACCGCTCCAGAAACCTGTGCTTGTAATCTTTCTAATTGATTTTGTAATTCTAATAGTTTATCATATACACTAATAGGTGTTTGTTCTCCTGTTAAAAATCCTGAAGCAACAGTATCAGCTTGGTGTGCGTAATAAGTATCTCCTGCAGTAAATCCATCGTCTAAGTGAGTAAATAAACCTTGAGATTCTAAATCATCGTTGATTTCTACCTTAACATTATCTAAATCGTTTTGATTAACTAGTGTATTAGCTCCGTCTGTTGCGATTTCTCCTTCTGGGAATGGAATAGTAATTATCTCAGACCATTCTGATTCAACTGGTGTTTGTGGAAAACCAGCTTCAGAAATAGATTTTACCATTAATTCTATCTTTTCTCCAGGTTGAATTGGTAAATCAATTGAATTAAAATTAATAGCTTGTGAATCTTCTTCAGATTCTATAATCCATCTATAACCTCCATCGGCCTGCTTTTCTCTTTTTCTAATAGGTCCTTTAACTTCAACCCAATTTGAAAAAGCAGCAGTCTTTTTATTAAATTTAATTTGTTCTATTACAGAAGTTTTACCAGTCGCAGAAATGTATCTATATCTTGCTACGAACTGAACTACTTCTTGTGAAATTTCATCACCAACTTTTTTAGCGTCTGGAATAGACCAAAAACCTCTAACTCTATATTTTGGAGTTACCTTTGGTAATTCATTAGATTCCGCAATAGCCTTTATTTCGCTAACGCTTGAAGAAAATACCTTTGTTTCTGCCTCTTTTTCTCTTACTAAAGAAACTAATTCATTCTTTTCCCTATTTCTTTCAATCTTAGAAGAAAACTTTTTAGTAGCAATTAATTTTCTCTTCTTTTTAATAGTAGTGTCTAATTTCTTAATTACTTCTTTGGCTTTTACTTTATCTGCCTTAATCTTCTTAACTTTTTCAACACTAGCATTATCTGTTAAATGCTTATTAATCTGAGTAACTTTAAAGTTATCTACTTCAACTTCTGGTGAATCTGGAATAAGACCCTCAGATGCTGGCGGAATATAATCTACTTTAAGAGCTTTGATAAATTGACCAAAGTCTGCAACTTCTTCTTTATAATATTTTGCAAGTGTAGTAACTATGCCATCCTCATTTTGAATAGTTAATTCATTAGAATAAAACGCAATACCTGGTGAAAAATCAGTAGCAGGTATTTTAGAAATAGGATCGATTGGTTTTACAAAGACAACTTGCCTTTCGTCAAACCCGACTTTAACGTCTATTGAAACTGATGCGTCAATATCTTTATAAATTCTTAAGGCTTTTGCTCCTATTTTTATAGGTGCATATCCTTCCATTAATGATAATTCTACCTGAGAAGTAGAAGAGTCAATAGAAGAAACCTTATATCTAGTATTATATTCCTTTGTATTCACGACCAGTGAATCTCCTACTTTAAGAGATTCAGTGTCTTTCATCTCCTTATTAGAATCTGAATATGTTAATTTATTTAAAGTATATACTTTAACCGTTTTAGTTTGAGTGATTCCATCTACTAATAGGGTTTTCTGTACATTTTCTACCTTTAATACATCTAATTCTCCATTGTATTGAATAGATCTAATCGGCATGTCAACTGTTTCCGCATCTATTCTATATTTTAATCCATCTTCTTTTATTTTAGAGATAAATTTAGAATAGTTTATATCGTTTTGACCTTTAAATATTTCGTCAAAAGCCTCCGTAGAAGAAACATGATCTTTTTCAAAAATAAATCTTTCTGTATAAACTCTTTCCGTGTCTACTGGAATTTGACCCTTTACATCTAGATTAATAGTTAATAATGGGTTTAAAAAATCCTCAAAGAAATCATTTAATTTAGTGTTAAATTCTTTAGGGGTTGCTAAACTAGTAATAGGGGCTGAGGGGCCTTTTAACTTTGAAGTATGTATTCTTCTATAAGAACCATCTTTTAATCTTACATTAGCGCTTGATGTGTCTAATCCGCTTATAGAAGTTAAATTCTTATCAATTCTTTCAATTTCTCTTTTCAAAAATCCAAACGCTGGAATTTGAATCGCTGTCATTTCCCCAGTGCGATTGTCAAATAAGTCAATTGTAACTGTTTCTTTATCTGTAGAAATAGCCTCATTGATACGCTCAAAAGTTTCTAAAGAATTAGTGTTTAATTCAAGAAACTGTTCGAGTAAATGTGATATAGAATTGCTAGCGCTCATATTATCTTAAAATATCGTATTCAAACGTTTTATTTACTTCATCTATACAGATTATTTCTATGTATGGAATATCGCTTATTAAGGATGACGATGGAATGGATAATTTTTGTGACCATCCATTATTCTTATCTGTCCATATTGTAATAGAATTAGTTGATAGATTTTTAATTTTATTTTTAAAAGTTACTCTGACTACTTGTCCTTTTTTCCAAGAAGACACAGTATCGTCTAAGTATATATTTAGATTCGAATCAAAGTCCTCGTTCTGGTCTGTATAAATTCTAACTAAGTTATCAAAGGTTTTAAGTCTTTGCCAAACAGCTTTAGTTCCAGATTCAGAAGGTAAAAATGGTCCATCTGAATTAAGCTCTCTTTCGTTAATAGAAGAGACGGTATCGTAAACATATGCCTGACTTAAATTATAACCAAAATTAGAATTATTTATTCTAACTTTACCGTTTCCTGTTTTATCAATAGACACTCCTGAGTTACCTGACTCTAACACGTCTGTATTATATTGTATTTCTGCAGGAATTACACCAGATATCACCTGGTTTAACCTAGAATTAGTATTAGTTATTAAATCTAAAAGTGTTCTTTCATCTTGGAAATTTAATGTAGCATTTTCTAAATCTGATTCTACTGAATCCAATCTAGTATTTAATCCTTGTAAACTTTCTGAGTTTAGTAAAAAGCTCTCTAGCATTTCTACCTTCTCTGCAATCTCATTATATCTTTTATTTGCGTCTCTTAATAGCTGTGCTGCATTTTCTAGTGTAGACGTCGTATCTAGGAAAATGTCCATAGAGAATGTTGAATAATCATTAACATTCTTTTCAACACCAACATTATCTAGCGAAGAATTAAATTTTAAATTTAATTTAAGAGCAAATGCATTACCATTAAGACCCGTGACTTCGTTAGGTTTGTATTTTGTAAGCTCCGGAATATACCATCCATCATTAGTAGTATCTTCCTTCCAGTTATCTAATAATATTACACCATATAAATTAGTTGCTTTATTTCCAATATTAGACTTAGAATATAAGTCGTAATAAACCAATATCGCATTGAATCTAAAGTCTCCACCTCTTTGTGAATAATCTAATATAGTGTTTAACTTTGGATCGTTAATTATTTTAGAATATGCGCTTGAATTAAAATCAATTCCGAAACCAGGTATTTCATTAACATTCGTGTTATAAGTACCATCGTCTTGATCAGTATACGTTTCAAGATTTAAATATGGATCCGGGTGTATATCATCTATAGATCTTCCAGATAAAGCTTCTCCTGGCGTAAACTTAATATTATTAGTATTGAAAGGAGAAGAAGTTAATAAAACTTCAGGAGTATATCCTACCGAAGAAGGAACGTTTACAAATATTTCATTGTATTGTTGACCTTTATAATTTTTATCATTGGTTACATCTATATTTCCAATATATTTTATGACCTTACTGTATTCTGAACCTGATTGAAGAGAATCGTCTAATTCTATCATTCTAGAATATCCTGTAGAAACCTCTTGTGAAGTTGCAGTTCTAACTCTAAATGCGTTAATGTGATAAAGATATTTAAAAAATATTTTTTCTGCATCACTCTGAAATAATACGTCGTCAAAATCGTCATTGCTTTCAGGGTTTAAAAGCATATTCTCTAAATTTAAAGCATAGCTTTGAAAAGTTTGTGCAAAATGAACGTTACCGTTTCCATCATGTAACGTATCGTCATAAGAACTAGCATTTTCACCACCTCCACCTTCGAATAATCTATTGTATTCAATATAGTTAGGTCCAACATACTCAGGGTTATTCGGATCGCTTTGAATTGAATCTGCATATACTGGCAAGTCTAGTAGTGCAAATTTAGAAAATTCAAAATTAATATCTGGATTATAATAGGCGCGAGTAAGATCTCTTGCTGCGTTAGCAAAAGCATACATCGTACCGCCCTGTTCCTGTGGAATCCTTATTAGTGGTGTAGCCATCTAATTAAAACTTTTTATTTTATAATTAAGCAATTGTAGCGTTATAAGAACCTACAATATACCATTTTCCGTTGTTATCTCCCATTAAGCTAATACTACCACCTTGTAAAACGGTAATAGATGTTGCACCGTGAATTAGTGCAGCTGTTAAGTCCATTGTAAACTCAACATTAGCGGCAATTGTTAATAATTGTCCACTAGTAGAAGCACCTAATGAAATAGGGTCAGAACCAGTGTACTCATATGCACCTAATGAAGGGGTTCCTACAGGGAAATTAGCAGTATCTGCAAAAGAAACCTGTAAAGATTTTTCTAAAATAACGTTCTCTTTAAATGTGGATTCTACTCCTGATTCAAAAGAAGATCCTGTTACACTAAATGTAGATAAAGAACCGTTATTTAAAGAAAGAGTTCCCGCAGAAACAGCGCCTGTTAAAGTTAACGTAGAGTTTGTCGTGTCTAGAACGTTTGCAATTAAACCTAATTCTTCATTTACATTATCAAAGTTATTATTGATAGTAAGTCTCGAAGAAGAAAGGCTGTGCGTTCCTAAAATTGTTGTAATACTTGCCATTTTATTTAATTGTTAAGATGTTTTTTCTTGTTATGTTTTTATTTCCGTTAATATCAGTTAATTCCAGCTCAATACTATACTCTCCCTTCGTGTCAAATAAGTATGTCAGCCACTGATTATCATAATATATATCTTCTTTTTTTACACTATTATTTATCAATCTCCATTTCTGATTAATTACACCCGGCATTTTAGTTAAATCGTATGAAAACGTCATATGATTAAGAAGATTAATAGCGCCGTGGTCATCAATAACGTAGGTATCGTTAAAGCTAGGGTTGTAAGCTTGATATTTAACAAAGCTGCTAGGATCTATATTTCCTGTAGTTGTTGTCGCATTGTAAAAATCATACAATTGATTAGGTTGCTTAGAAACAACTAACATATAATTACATAGATCGGCGCCATCAAAGTTATTTATTATATTGCCATCCGTATCTTCATATACTGGGTTCCAATTAAACTTGGTAAAGATAGGCCATTGATTAGGATTTAAATTATTTAATTCTTCTTTCAGATTTTCCCATGCAGAAAAATCAGTATTAGAAGTAGGATATGTAGAAATAGGAGAATATTCTTCAACTATTTCAAGACCTGTTAAATTGTCTATTTGAGAAACAGAAATAGTACCGTTTGTCGCGCCATTTATTTCTAGTTTAAACGAAGAGTTTAAGTCTGGACCTACTCTCGTTTGATCCCAGCTAATAGAAGGTCCATCATTCCATACTTGTTTTCTAAGTTTTTTCCATTGATATGGTCCGGTTGTTTCATTAAATCCAGTAGGAGTATTTGAGTCTGCAAATCTTCTAACTACTGAAAACTCTTTTCCGTCTTCATCACTATTCAGATAATTAGCTCTATCTAATGTTAAATAATACGTTGCTATATTTTCTTCAACCGTGTTTAGGTTTTCTCTTCCCCATTCCCAAGAAGATCCAGCTTCATCCCATTGATATTTATAGTTAGACCAATCTAACTCAGGTGTCAGCTTCTGATATACTCCATATATTTCTACATTTTTAGATTTAACATTAATCTTTTCGTTATGACTAACACTTCTAACGTTATATAAATCCCAAAACGCAACATCTATAGAATATTCACCAACGTATGGTAATATTAATGGTAAAGTATACCAGTCTTCAACCGGCCCTCTCACACTTTTAGAATATCCTCTAGGACCTTTGATAATCCATTCAATTTCATATACACTTCTTTTCCACCAATCATCCCATGTTAAAAAAGGATCTTGTAAAGTTGATTGTCCACTTGAATGTAAAATATTTGCGTCATCGTCGGTGTCATTTGCATCTATATAAGTAAAGTTTGCATCGTCCCATGTGTCTTTAAGAGAAGTTCCTGATAAAATTAAAGGAGCTCCTACGGGAATTCCGGCGATAGTATTATAAGAAGACATATCTTCATCATGCCATTCCGTGTAAAATGATCTAATAGAAGCTTCTATTTCGTTTCTAATAGATTTTGAAAAAGAAAATATATCATGACCTAGTCCTTCTAATCTATAATCAACTTTTCTTAAATCTTCTATATAAATAGATTTTACTTCAGGGAAAACTTCATAGTGGACATCTTGCCCTGCATTTTGAATTTTTATTTGGTGTTGATTGTTCCATGTTCTTTGACTGACGCTATCGAAATAATCTCCTTCGGCAGTAATATCGACTATCTTAGCATTAAGGGGTAAATACTCTCTTTGTAATTTACGCTTTAAAGCATATAATTTTATTAATATTTCATCAGGTGAAAAATCGGTTATTTCTTCTACCTCTGGTAAATCAAATTCATTTAACCTTCCAGTAGGAACATTTAACCTATACGCTAAAGAAAATCTAGAGGTTTTCTTTTGATTAGAATTAGGTAAATTGGTATTTCTGCTTTTCTTTGCTAGGAAACCTACTTCAGTTTGATTAGCAACAGGCACAACGATCATTTTTCCAAAACCTTCTGCCTTTTCGTTTATGTTTAACCAATACTCTCTAAGGCTTACATTGCTATATCCGAAAAAATCTATTATTCCCAATAGGGCTTTATAAGTTCCTATAAATGGCTTTATAGTGGAAGCCTGTAATAAAAGCTCTTTTCTTTTTGCATTTAATAGTTTATAATCTACTCCTAAATCTTTAATGTCAGAATCTCTAAATATTAGATAATCCATTTCGTCAAGATTAAGGGCCATGTTTGTTAAAAGAGTTTTAAGCCTTTCGTCTTCTGCAACAACTTCACCGTATACTTTTATTTCGGCTATTTTAGTTTCTACTCCATCCTGGTCTGCGAATACTTCTAGCTTTCGTATATGAAATCCTTCAATTTCAGAACTTAAAGCTATATTAGCCAAACATGCAGTAGGGTGTAAAGCGGTTGCGTTTAAAGGAACTACCTTAAATCCCTCAGAATCTAGCCCATTATAAAAAGAACTATCTCTCATTTCGCTAGTTTGAAAATTATCTACATTAACCTCATAATCTCCATTTTTCATAACACCACTGTATAGAAAAATATCCTCACTATCTCCATATTCGGAAACAAACTTAAATTTAATAGTATTATTATTAGCGTCTGCTGAAATAGGATGAACGAACCTTACGTTATCTAATTCATCCCTAACTTCTTCTAATACGTATAGATTTAAAGTCTCATAAAGGCCTGTTGATATTTCATTTAAAAAAACAGTACCTTTAGAATATCCTAGCACACTATCGTATTCTAAATTTAATTCGTTAGAATTATTATCAAAAAATCTAAGATTTTGATATGACATTATTATCTAATTTTTTTATCGTCCTTTTTCATTGTGTATGACTTATAAATTTTTAAATAATTTACAGAATCAACCCAATCCGCTAATACCTCTTGAACGAAATTTATAAAATCATTCATTTGGTTATTTCTCCATATATGGCTAGATATAGAATTTTTTAACATGTTTTTTCTATAATCGTTTCCTAAATTTTTTCTATCATCAAAAACTGTTTCTCTAATAGAATAAATTCTTTTTTTTCTACTTTTAAAAAGACCGTTAAATAATTCCATTATATAGCTTTCCTATTTTTAGCTTGAACCTTCGCAAAGATTGTATTTTTAACAGCTGGTTCGTCAAAGTATATTGATAACGCGGCCTTTTCACCTGTTTTAACAGAATCATCTACCATTGATCCGTCCGAATCTAGCCATCCTCCTCTGAATAATGCTACCTCTTCTTTTTCTAAAATTATATCACCAAATGAATCTAAGTTAATTACATTTTCGGGTAAAGGAGCTCCAGGCTCAAAATTAACTTGAGAAGTAGTTACGTTTCTTTTAAAGAAAACCATTTTTTGTTTACCATTACCTATGTCTTTTAACACAGGTGTAGAAGGCGTAACAGTAACTGTCTCAGAAATATAATATCCTAGTCTTCTAGCTGTTTCTTCTTTTTCAGAAGTAAATTTTACGTTCACAGAATCTATTCCTTCTATTGCTTCTACTATGGCAACTATATCTGATTTTGGAAGGCGGTCTCTTCTAGTTATATTAATTAAATATTCTGCAACTTTAGATCTTATTTCAGTAGCAAGATTTGCTTTAGTATACCCTTCAAAATATCTTACTTTAATGTCCATTCTAAAAAATTGGGGTTTAGGATCCACGACTTTTACTTCTGTCGTTACCATCTGTCTTCCTGATTTTTCTAATAATCCTAAAATACCTTCTTTTTCTATTTCTGTAAAAAAGAATTCAGAAGTATCTAGAGAAAAATAGTCTTTATTATTTTGTAACTTTTTAAGAGTATTAGGTAACATAAATAGATAGATAACATTATCATCATCTAAATATCCATCGTCAGTTGTATTATATGCGTCTAAATATGAAAACATACCATATCTTGATAGAAAATGCTCATAGTTATCTGGTGTTGCTAATACAAATGAGTGTGATTGTAATGGAGCAATTAGCTTTGTTAATTCAATATCTTCAGGGTTTGCTCCCATTTTAGGAGCTACTGTAAATTCAGATTCTAATAGTTCATTTAAATCATGTGTATTTCCTAGTGAATCTGTTCCTTCTGTCTTAAATTTAAACGATAGGTCTGCTCTTCCGTTTAAATTACCCATAGCTCCTTCAATTTTTAAATATTCTACTTCTATTGTAGATCCCATTTCAGGAATTTCTCCAAAAGATCCATTTCCAAAATAAAGATCTAATCCTCCAGATATACCTGTTCTTACAATATATCCTTGAGTATTTTTCTTCATGTCATATAGTGAATCATATTTTGTCCAAAGCGCTGAGTTAACTTTTACCCTAACATCGCTATGATCTACCATTGATTTTGTAATTACGTTAAAAGATTGAAAAGATTCTCCAGTTGAAGTAAGCTTCTGTGTTTCATATTCACCCTGAACAACGGGAGCATATATGTAATTTGAATTTGATTTTTCTAATCTAAATTGATCGTTACTAGTTCTTAGAGTATATTTAAGGCCGTTATCTTTACATTCTATAGTAGCATTTGCTGGAATATTTAATGCATCTCCAGTGATATCGTCTAAATTAGAAACGCCTAATCTAAGTTTTATTTCACCAACGGCGGCAGCTCCTCTAAATGCATCATGACCAGCTAACCTAGATATTCCATAAATGGATTCAGGGTTTTGTGCTGTTAATATGTTTTGCTCTACTGTAGAATCTTCAATATAGAAGAATATTAATCTTCCTATTTCTGAAATGACATCTAGGATCTGTGAAAAGGGAGAAGCTGTTGTAAAAGCACCTTGTACTTCCCCGTATATCCTACTAATGTAGGATCTCACGTCTTCAATCATTTCACCAGCTTTAATTCTGGATGTCGATAAAAATTTATTATCTGCCATTTTTAATTTTAGTTTTATTATACATAGACACCTAGTTGATATCTATTATCAATTCTTATGTCTACAAACACCATGTGTCTATCAACTTCTTTTGTGAAATCGACATCTACCGTGACGTTAAATTTACTAGCTAAGGGAACATATTTATAAATTTGCTCAGCAACTACTTTTTTAAGTAAATAATCATTATAACTCAAAGAGTATACGTAATCTTCTAAATTTGCACCAAATTCAGGTTCACCTAAAACATCTCCTCTTCTTGTAAAAAGAACAGTTTCTATTTGTGTCATTAATCTAGCTAAATCAGAATTAATTTCTAACGTAGAAGGATTAAATCCGGGATCACCTTTTGCTTTTATATAAAACTCCATTTAACTATATATTCTATTACGAGTGCATCATCCAATCGGTGCCCTCATCTGTTTTTATTTCTTCAATCACAGCTTCTAGTTCTCCTTCACCTAGGCCTTGAATTGCGTCGGGATTAACTTCAATATTTCCAGGTAATGCAAACCCAAATATACTTAACTTTTGACCTAATGAAATTTTAATTTTTGCGGCACAATATCTAAAAAAGGCCTCATCCTCAAATAGTGCACATTCTGGGATAGTTTCATATACTTCCAATATAATGTCTCTATTAGGAGTTTCTCCTGTAAATTTAATTTCATGGGTTAATTGATTATAGTGATAACCTATTGGATTTTCTAAAATCTGTCTAGCTAAATCAAAAAAGCTTTCATTAATTACATAATATTGTAAGTTTTCTGCAGCATCTACTACGCCATCTCCGCTAAACATACCAGTATACATCATTCTTTCAATTGCAAAATCACCTTGTGAAAATCTAATATCTGTTCCACCTGCATATTTAGATCCTGTTTCAAAGCATCCATATACTGAATATACTTCTCCACCTCCTGTTGCTGGGTCCATTGTAGGAAGAGTAAATGTTCTTTTATTTTTAAAGTATGTCGTATTAAATAATTCCTTAGGAAGAACCATAAAGTTTTCCTTCATAGAATATTCATAGTTTTTATAAAACCATTTCTTTGCTCTTTTAACAATATTTTGAACTTCTGATTTTGGAAGATTCATAGGAATCATACAAGACCCTGTTACTTCTGATGCTAATTCATTTACAAAATTATTAAAACACTCCGTATCCCATGAAGGTGGAGTCGTTAAATCAGATTGATTACCTATTATATTATCGCTCATTTTATTTTAATTATTTTTAAACTTCTGTATAAAGTATTTTTTCTGTTTCAGTGCTAAACTGCGCCGTTTTCTTATCGTATTTTCCATCTCTAAATATACCACCTTCCATTTTACCTTTCATCATACCACTACCATATATGTAGCAATCCTTTAATACACATGTTTGATGGACGTATGAACTTTCTAATTTAGAAGAATTTACCTGACTAGATTGATAAAAATTAGATGAATGAATATCTGATCCGTTTACATCACAACTAAAGAAATCACATTCTGTAAATTCGCCTCTAAGAAAACACCTAACAAATTCATATCCTCTTAAATCCACACAATAAGGAAGATTACCTCCCTCAACTTGAATTGTCCCATTGTCAGAATCATAGTTAATGTGCCCAGTATTTAATTCGCCATGTGTGAAAAGCGTCAAAACTCTTTCTCTAATATTAGGCCAATGTAAATCTATTATTTTTTCATTGTCTTTAAGATCAACGGTTAGTTTTACCTTGCCATTCCATCCCTTATCGATATTTCTCCAATCAGATCTACTTTTTATAATTTTTTCATTTTTAGAAAGAATTTTTCTAAGCTCTATTGCATTTAACGGTGTAAATGAAGTTGTTGAAGTGCTATCCCATAATTGAGATATAAATAGCTCTAACATTTGCAATATCTTAGAAGTTTTCTTTTCCCAATCAGCACCACCCAAATATCTAAATTCTAAATAGTTTTTGTGTCTTTTTTCAAAGTTAACTCCATAATATTTAGAATCTGGAAATGTAAAATTACTAGGAGTAATATTTAAACCATCAAAGAAATAAGTATCAGATTTTGGTAAAACAAATTTAATTGATTTAGCGTAGGCTGAATCTTTTCTTTCTGGAAAAAACTTAAACACTTGACTTTCTTTAAAATCTAAAATAAATTTAAGAACATTCATTTTAGAAATTCTGTGCTTATTTTCTATTTTACTAGTATCGAATGAAAGATTTAAATGAATAGAACTTCTATCATTAGTATATCCGTTTTCTTCTATCCATTTACATACCTTGATAATCATCATTCTACCTGAATGATATGGTTGTGCACCAGTTACAAGTTCCATAAGTTTTTCACCTCCACTCATATCTGGTTCTATTTTGAACTCATCTCTGGTAACTTCAAAATCGCTATGTGCCTTAGATTCTACTCTAATCTTTTTACCTAAAAGACTAGCTAATTCTTTGGCAGTATCGTCTATGGACTTGTTTGAATAAAATTCAAATTCTACCCCGATAAGAGCATTCTCCAATATTTTAGAGTTATTGATGTTGTTCATTTACGTAATTATATAACTTAAGTTGATTTATATATCTCTCTTAGATACTCTTTCACGTGAAAAAGCCCGGCGGAATGACCGGGCTTTTAAAATTAATAATAAACCTTATTATAATTTAAGAAATACCTTCCTAGTATCTTCTTCAACTCTAATAATTTGAACCGTAATATCGGCTCCTTTAGATATTTCTTTAATGTCAATATTATCTGGAAATTCTGAAACATGCAATAAACCTACTACACCTTCTTCAACCTCAACAAATAGACCATAATCTTTAGTAGACTTTACCTTTCCGATAACTTCTGTCTTTTTATTATATCTTTGTGAAATACCTTCCCATGGGTCTATTTTCTTTTCAGCTGGAGAACCCTGTACAAGAGTTATTTTTCTTTCGTTAATAACTTCTTTTACATAAAAATTAATTTCAGAACCTGGTTCTAATGTTCTTTCTCTATGTAATTTTGCAGTTTCTTTATCTAAATCATTAACATGAATCATGCCCGTTAAACATCCTTCAAATTCTACAAAGACACCATATTTTGCGGAACCCGTAACATGGCCTGTTCTTTCTACTGAAATATCTTCCTGTATTTCTTTAATCTTATTAGGAATTAAGGCTCTTAAATAAGCTCTATGAGAAACTACAACAGTTCCTTTTTCTTCAGAATAACTTACTGGAACTACATACATATCTGTTCCAAT